CACTTGAAAGTCCCACATATCAAAAGGAATAAGACCCAAGTCTACGTTAACAATCTTTACATAATTTTTAATGAAGTAGACTGGATCTTTAATGCACCGAGTAATCTCAATTAGCTGGTCATTAGTATACTCAACTTGTACACCTGCCCGCTTTAATTTTGGATTACCTAAATAACCACCGATTGACATTACTTAATAATGCTTCTTAACATCCATGCTTTCTTTTGGTGAGCACCCAAAAGGTCTTGCAAGAAGTTGCCAATTGCTGGCTCATCTGCTTGTTCGGCTGCAACAATACCAGCGCGGAGGTGCATAATGAATCTATCGTTGTCACGTTTTAATTCAGCCATCATAGCAAGTGCCATAGGAATGTTTTGTGATTCTTCCAAGTCGGCTAACTCTAACATTCTAGCCAATGAACCCGGAGCATATGTATCTAAACGACGGATATGTTCTGCAATATCATCGGTTTGATTCCACACTTCATTGTAAAATCCATCTAGGAAACCATGATACTGAGGAAAATTTGATCCTTCAATATTCCAATGGAAGCCATGCGATTTTAGATACAGAGCAAAATTGGTACCCAAGATTACTTTTAGTTGTTGAATTAATTGTTCCATTTTATCCTACCTGTTTAATTTGTTTAATCAAATCTCTTGTTGAGCCTACGAATACCGCTTTGTCTACATTCACTACAGTCTGTTCTTTAACTGGTGACAAATCTCTTTTTCTCTTTTGTAACTCAAGCAAATCTTTATTAATGTCAGACATATTTTTAATTAGTGTGGCTGCAACTTCATATGCTCTTGGATGATCCGTTGCTTTTGCTACCATAAGAATATTGTCTACCGCAACTTTACCTTTTTCGGCTAACTCACGAATGTTGTTTCTTGCGAATTCAAAATCCGAATCCACATCTGTTGGAACAATTTCAACTATGGAAGATTCGTCTTCTGCTAGTGGTTGAACTCCAAAGATGTTGGATAGATTTTCATTAGTTTTCAATCTACACCTTGCCCTTTGATATACCAAGTGTTTCCACTAACATACAATAGTGTAGCCCAACCACGAGGATACACATTTGCATATCCTCTTACTGTAGAGTTGTTAGCAACATAAAGAGTAACATCATTTGATGTTGCAACATTAATTTTTCCAGTACCATCAAGAACAATATCAATTACTGTGCCAGTAGGCCATGCGACAACGCCAGTGTTTGGAATTGTAATTGTTTGAACTTGTGTATTGGTACTATAGATATGTTTTCCACGATCCGTCAACTGCAACGTGTAGTTTTGTATTTGAATATTTTGTGATATATTCAATGCAGTATTAGCCGCTGTGTATGCACTATTAGCTTGATTGAATGCATTACTAATATTATTAGTTAATATAACAACACTTGCGCCTACGTTTGCTGCCCTATTTGACACTTCTACACCAACATTAGCTTCATAATTGGCTTTGGTAGTAATTAATCCTGCGCCAACGTTTGCTTGACCTGATGCAACATCTGCAATTCTACCAGCACCAACGTTTGCTTGTGATGTTGTTTGATATGATAATAGTCCAGCACCAACGTTTGCTTGACCGGCTAATGCGGCTGCACCAGTATTTGCCTGATATGCGGATGTTACAGTAATGATACCAGCACCAACATTAGCTTGCCCAGAAGCAACATCAGCAATTCTACCAGTGCCTACGTTAGCTGACCTTGCGGCTACTTCAGCGCCGACATTCGCTTCATAAGCGGCTTTAGTTGATATGAGTCCAGCGCCTACGTTTGCTTGTGATGCGAAATCGGTAGCAAATGTTGAATCAAGTTGTGTTGTTAATGATAATAGTGATATAGTATTTGATGTTCCACTTGCTGTGTTGGAAATGCCAAATATAATATTTGCTGGTATATTTCCAACACCAGAGATAGAGGTTAATTGAGATAGCGTTTTTGCCATTTAGACTTCCTATTTTAAGTCAAAGTTCTTGGAAATTCTGTAATCGTTTCTGAGAATCCAAAATCTTCATCCGAATTTGCTGTTACTGGATTTGGTACAGTTATAACTGCAACAGTTTTTAGTGGATTCAAATCTACGGTATTTATTGTATATGTAGCATTAGAATAATCACCAACAATCACATCATTTTCTTCAAGTAATTTATTTAAGTCCGAAACAACTAATGTGCCTCCGCTATTATTTGCAAAGTATACGACAGTTCCTGTTTTGTTTTTGGATGAACTTCTAACAACTTCACCCGTAACTAAAACACCAGAACCATTAGCATAATCAACATATACTTTTTGTGACAAAGTGCTTCTTGAATCGGTGTAGATGTTTGTGTTTGCTTGTTCAATTAATCCAACCGTACTTACTGGCGGGAAGATGTATCCTTTTAAAGTAAAAGATAAGTTCCAAATGATAAGTCTAGTTGTAGACATGTCACCCTCATACTCTGTTTGTGGTGTAACAGAATTGAGTATGATAGGCATATCATATTTTCTACCAATACTAGGAACCAAATCTACAGTTACCGTAAAGTCTGGTGTAAAATATGGTAATATTTGTTCAAGAATCTGTGTGCCATCTTCTGTGTTTCTAACATAGATAGCTAACTCAAATTCAAAGTTGTATGGTATTGGAGAATACTGTGCAGATACCGCACCAGTTGTAGCATCCGTAGAAAAATTTCTATTGATTGAATTGAATTTTCTGGATGAATCGTATTCTAATCCAACCAAATCAAAAGAAATTCTTGGTACAGATGTTGCAATAGATTTTGTTAGTGTCGGATCAGATATCAATCTGGTAATATATTTTTCTTTTGCGCCATAAGATAGGGGAACTCTGGTTCTCTCATGTTCGATTGTGCCAGCTTTGTTGTATCTTACCAATAACAAATCATTGAATAGTGTGCCAAAAGCAACAACTACTTTACGAATTGTTCTATTATAAAAATGATTATTTTTTAACATTAAGGTTCACCAAATGGATTGTGTTCCGTGAAGTCCAATATACCATCAGCTTCAGTTTGTATTCTAACATTGTCTGCAATATCTTCAAATATATCATTACCAACTTGTGTATCATCATTGTATGCTATTGCACTTCTTAATGCATTACTTGTATTGCCGTGAACGTTACCACTAGCAAATGTGCCTTGCACACGAATAATACTTATAGATGAATGTGGAACATACGAATGAACGATAGCTTTTGCATTTGCTGTCGCCAATGAGGAACCTTGATATATGATTTCGCCGGGAACAAAAGAACTAGTTCCTGCAGGAAACACTGTTGTATTTGCGAGAGGCAATGATGAACGTTTGTAACTATCAAATATCTGGTCATCAATTTCATCAACACCAGTAGAAATAATTTCTTCACTAAAGACAAACTGTTTCATCTTCAAAGCATAGACATAAACATTGCCGCCACGACCGCGCCCTAATGTGTAGAACATCGCTTGATTGTTTTCATGTTCTACGAATGTTATTTCAAAGAAATTTTGCAATAGGGGAATATAAACTAAATCACCTTCTCTAGGTCTAATTAAAGTTGTGCCTAAAGATGCAAATCTTCTGCGTGACATTAGTAGTGTTACTTCATCTTTAATCTCTAAGCCAAATTTAGAAATGAAATCGCCTTCGCCATCCATTCCACTAACATTTTCCAGATACATTTCAATTCCGTAAGCTGTGCGAAATTCTTTTAATGTATCTTCACCATATAACATATCTACTTGGTCTCTAGAAGTCTGCGGAAGATAATAAACATCCATGCCATGAATTTGCATAGCTTCAATTACCAAATCTTCTACTAGTAATTGCTCACTAGTTATTTGGTGTTGTGGAAAATTATTAAAATAGAAATTCGTTGGCATGTTTAGCCTACAAAGATTTCGCTAGGCATACTGCTGATGGTATACATTTCTTCTTCTAGTTTGTCCAACTCAGCTTGTGCTTCTTGCATTATTCTTGGGCCATCTAGTGTTACACCACCAGGCATTTGAATGCCAGCAAACTTAGAAAGATTGGTACCCCATTGATATTTAATTTTGGCTGTAGCATAATTCTTTAGAAACTTATCATTCCATACATCTGAAACACCAGCTTTTGTTGCTGTGTTAGCTGTAATGTTTGTGGTTAAACTACTTGCAATAGTAATACTTGTTGGAGAATTGATTGTCCGAATTTGAACTTCTTGACCACTAGATAGTGTGATGAAGTCGTTTTCAATAACTTCTTGGTCAAATATTGTTCCTGTTCCAGTCAAAGTATTGTTACTTGTTGTGCCGGTTATTGTACCAGTCAAAGTAACTGTATCTGGGCGCATCGCACGATAGCACTCAACAACAACATACTGACCAACCTGTAAGTCTCTAGACCAATCAATGTCTAAGAAAATTTTATTTTGTTTACGATTAAATCTAAACAATGGTGTTCCAGAAAATAACAAATTCAATGTGCGAATGTGTTGCATGGTAATTTCATATGACACATACGATACGGATGTAAAGTCATACAAATCATGCAAACGCAACTGGTAGCGCAAGTCAAACATATTGACAGAAGAAGAAGACTGGTCAAATGGTATAATTCCAGTAACAAAAATTACTGGATCTGGGCAATAAATCCATCTGCGATCAATATCAGCTTGAGTGATTTGATGCTTCATATACATTTGTTCGCAACCATCAAAATGATAGTCTTCAAAGAATTGTAGTGCATCATCAATTCTGTCTTCAACTTGGTCATCGTCCACATTAATTTGGATTACTGGATGACCTAATCTGCGTAGGCAGTAGTCTTTGAATGTCGCTCTAGTTGTGGGTTTAGCCATTTATAGTTCCCAATAGTTTTATTATCTATTTATACTATTAAGGCACCAGTCTTGGAATCATATTTTTTATTAGGATCAAACCACTTAAATCTTTCCCAACCTGGCTCATCTTCAAGCACTCTTTTGCCCTGAGAATAAACACCAATGTGTTCCACAAGATTGCTTCCGTCTTGATTTTTAAGAATGGCCATCTTCATTTTGTGTTGCTCTCTGAAGTATTTCATTACTGGATACTCAGCCAGATTACAACCCTCAATTTCTTTTACTGGTTCTTTAGTTACCCAAGCTGGATACAATGACGCCATTGTCCAGAAGTAGTCATCCCGAACATCATATCGGTACTCTCTAAAGAATTTATCTTCCCATGTGATTGCTGGTTTATTCAACTCAAAATCATACCATGGATTTCGCTTTAGATTGACTTGACAAAAATCTTTATTTTCTTCCAAGAAATCTATCAGAGTTTGTATCTTAATTGGTTCACCAAAAACGACATCATCTTCATGGTGCCAGATGTAGTCATAGTCTTGTGTAGCTAGATAATTCCACAACTCTGTCCAAGTAGGTGTTAATCCAAGATTCTCCGTATGGAGAACTTCTTCATTAAAACCACTTTTTTTAGCCAAGTCTACAATCAGTTTATCATTTCTATCTTTTGGATAATCGTCTATGAATATGCCATAGACTTCATGGTCACCAAAGTCAATATACTTTTGATGTGATTCTAAAGTTGGTATTAAAAATTCAGGTCTGTTTGTGGAAAAGATAACTCTACATATTTTCATAATATAATTTCTTCTTTGTTTTTGTATCCTTGCAGAATACAAACAGTCATTCGTTCATCGCCAAATCTTCTTTTCTTCAAATAGATTATATCAAATCCATGGTCAACTAAATCTTTTATTGTAAAATTAGACCGATGTGCTTCCGATTCGTGACCATCATAAGCGTCTTGCCAATAATTGTTAGGCCACATACAATATATGTACTTTGACCTATACAACATAAAGTCTAAAACATCCATAGCATCTGACCGAAACATATGTTCTAGTACATCACCAAATACAACAATATCATATCGCATACTAGAATTTTTGGAACAATAGTCTTTTGTATCGGATATAAAAATGTTATCGTAAGTTTCCTTGAGATTGTACTTTACTGTATACTCGGTGTCAATCTCTATAGCATCAATCTGACAATCTAGTATGTTTCTTGTTAGTTTTCCATACTTACCTTCACCCGGTCCAATGTCAAGAATTTTTTGCGGTTTAACTAAATTGATAAATGCTCGGTAATCATTATCAAAAATATCAGCAGAAGTTGGCATTAATACTCAGTCGTTATGAAAAATAGTTGAAACAATCTACCATCTTCTTTGTCTTTACCAAAGTAATCTAAAGACATGTGATAGTTATTTCCACGATACAATACTAATCTATTGTAAACATTTCCAACTCTATCAACAAGTTCCCACTTGGTCATGTCTTGTGTGACGCCAGATAAATCTGTGCCATCTTCCATCATACTACCAGTTTTTTTATATCTGAATATTCCTGTGCCGCCAGATAGTGGAGCATCAGGAGTAAGATATAAAACCCCAGCCCAAGTGTTGTATGAATCCGCATGGATCCAACTTCTATCCATTGAAGTGGTTAGTTGAAAACTTCCTGTATATCCATCATTTGCTTGCCAGTCTATAACATTACCTGCTATATCTTGGAGTATTTTTTGTATGGTTTCTTTTGTGCTTTCATTGATAAAAGTTTTGGTCCTAGTACCAGGCCAATTACCAGTAACATCAAACTCTTGTGCTAAAGCAAACTCTCTTACATCATTTGGATTATTATAGAACTCATCAATCACAATCATATTAGTTTTCATATTATCTCCACTTAGGACCTTCCATCCATACTGCTAATGAATGTCTTGTTCCTTTTGTTACTGGCAAGGCTGCGTGACTTATGAACGAGGGTAGAAATATTGCAGTACCTTGTTGTCGTATTTCTTCTTTATCTGGAGAATTTTGCACCAAGTCATACATCTCAAAATCACCACCTTCATATGTTGTTGGATCAGTCAATTGTATTACACAGGTAAGTTTCCTATGAAAGTATGGATCATCATTCATCCAAAACACATCGTGGTGTTTTTTATATTCGCCTTGATATTCGGATGAATATTCAGCTAATTGAACATAGCTTAATCTGCTAATGTGAAAATTGAAGAAATCGTGATTTGCTTGAATTGCCATTTTCCAAATCTCATCAAAGAGGAATTGGAATTTGGGTTCTTGATGAATAAACCGAATATCGCTTCTGCGATATTCATCATCATGTATTTCATTTGAAACACCCATAGATGCTTTTTTAGAAGGTAACTTTAGACCTTCTTCTAAAATGAAATCACATTGCTCTTTGGTAAATCTACTTTTAAAGTAGCCCCATTCACCGTTCATAATTAATTAATTACTTTAGATGACAATGGTCCTTCTGGTCTATTTTCCAACT